GAACGCCACCACGCGAGGTACCTGTAATGATCTAAAACAACAGGTACTTTCTTCCTCATGCGTGGCCCCAGTGTCACACTCTTATACTCGTCGCGTTGATAATGCGTACAAGTATCATCAGTCGTTCGGTCGCGGGTGAAAACCCGACACCGAAGGTGGCTGTTGCGAGGCGTGTCACTCAGTATAGCAAAGGAGTCGTCAGCATCGTCCGTAAACAAGATAGGATTTTGCTGATTCTTACCCTGACGGACACCCTGTATGGGATACCTCAGGATAAATTGGATAAGGTGCTTTCTGAGCATCATATATCCGTACTCCCTAGCACGATTGGCCATATCAATAAAACCGGCCATCGTCTCTATACCTAGCTTCGGGGTGACTGTTTTTGTTTTTAGGACCAACGGCGTTACATCATAACCGTTGTACGCAAAGATCCCACACGACTCACGAAATATCGTAGAATCGTGATAGGACTTATCTTTGTTTACCTGAAAACCAAGTTCAGCCAAGGCTTCCATGACGTTTGACGTGATCCGTTTATCACAGATAATGTCGTCGCCATAACAGTAAAACGGATGCAGCCTATGATCCCCTTCTGGTACGTCCTTCGTCAGTGACGTCCTGAAGGTTAGCTTATGGAGAGACTCAATGTCGAGCCCTCCTTGCAGATCAAGGTCGCGCCAGTTCTCACCGAGCCTGTGAGCGATTCCGCATAGAATTACAACAGCGGAATATATCGTCGATTGCACTGGAAAACATAGTGCACTACCCATAGGAGCGTACTTCTTAACATCAAAGTATTCCCCGTTGGGTAGTTCGACGACACTCGTACGCGTCGCCATTAGGTGTTTTAATACCTTGGGAGGATATATTGTTTTTACAACCTCCCAGGAGACGCTGTCTGAAGCCGAGCTTAGATCAATAGTGTCGACGGCACAGGTCATAGACCCATGCTTAGCCGCGAATTGATTCATGCTTTGATCCTTGATGAAGACGTGATGTTTCAACAAGGACTTAGACAAACAGCTCTCGTACCAGAGACGGACCCCTTGTTGGGCCCACTGGAATAATAGCGGCTCCATACAAATGGAGCGCGTCTTCTTCCAGTCCTTTGGCACAAACTTCAGACGTGACGAGACTCGCGATTTCGGTAGATTATCGATCTCGGCTTCTACGATAGGGCGGCTTGAGCCTACCGCATACTCCTGGATTGAACTACGATTATACATGTAGTCTATCTTGGAATTGCGAGTAAAGCTGAGGCCTTTACCACCCACACCACGGATACCCCTTTCCGCCACAGCTCCCCCCCCGTGTTTGGGGAGGAAAGCATCGGCGGCCCAACAACTAAATATCGCGTCCATAATTGGACGCAAGTTTCTAGTCCATTGGGGAACAATGAGGTTCCTAATCCTGTCCTCCACCTCGAGCCATCCGCGTAAGGCGGTGTCGTCGAGGCTTTTACTCACGTAAGCCAGCTTCTTCCCGAAGTTCAGGAAGCTTAGCAGGAACTTGAGTGTGTGAGGATCTCCGGTCTTATAGAAGTGAAGATACTCCCGGAAAACCGGGGTTCTCTTCATATCCTCTATAAAGGGTCCACGAATGAACCCTTCGCGTTTGTCAGAAGACCTCTTGAAAGTAAAGGTCAACTGATGCTGCAAACCGGAGAACAGGCGTATTACTCCAAACAGGTCATTCTCTAGCTGAGAAATAAAGCGAGAGAAGACGCTATTAGGCTTACGCCTGTCAATAGGTGAATCAGCCAAGAGTGCGGTCCAGGTGATACAGAGGACAATCGCCGATCCGGCGTTGTCACCGTTAATTCCCTGGGCGAGGAAGGGCTTAGAGCTGAAGCATCGCTCGAAGCTCCCACCCCGAGAGGGCACTGAAACCCTCGAATTGTACATCTTAAGTCGCAGCCACTACACCGAGCCTGAATCATCGTGCTCGGCGAGTCCGTTGACTACACCAAATTTAAGCTCGTCGAGAGCATCTCCCACAAAGGAGCCACTAACGACGGGGATCCACCAGGCGATCAGATGATTAATGATTTCAATCATCTGCGTCACAGATGGAACGCCACTTTTCCCCGGCATAGAACTAGCTAG